GACTGACACCAGACCTGACTGTTGTATTGTCGGATCAGGTAAAGCCATATACCAATGAACAGCCTGATATGTTAATACAGTTACAGCCAACATCATTAGCCTTGGTATAATTTTCCAATCATCAATTACCGTGTGTGCCATTATCCCTCGCGTATTTTATAGCAATGCTTTTATTACTAGTGATTATTACAACATTACCGTTTTTATCATATACTACAAACTTATTATTTATTTCTATCAACCTCAAAGCAATGTACCGCTGATTTACTATTCGTTATCATCACTCTTGCTTTTACCATTTCTTCTTTGCAAGCTTCTTCTGATCCGTATGTACCTACTTGGTAATACTCGAAGTCACGAGTTCCTATCGTAAATTGCATCCATACTAAGAACCACATTACCACCTACCTTGAGCTTTACCTATCATGTAAAAAATACCCAATAAAACTGCTGTTCCTGTAGCAAAGATTGTTAAACCTATAGCCCAGTTTATAGCATTATCTACCATCTCTTGTTTTCGATAAAGTTCATCTTTTCTCTGTTTACGCATCCTTGCCTCTATAGCTAAAACTTCTTTCCAAGCACTAGGACCATAGTTCCAAGAGATGTGATCTTTTATCTCTTCCCTCATCTGTTCCATTTTTTTCTTATTAGCGAAGATCTCAATAGCGGTCTCTTCGTCAGACCCCTTGAACGTCTTCTTCCAGAACGGAGGGTTCTTCTCTCGTTCTTCTATATTTGTAAAGTCAGAGAAAGCTTTGCCCCAGTTAGCAAGCTGTCCTGTCATTTGTTGTAAGTCTTTCCCTGCCCCAATAGCTGCTTTCAATCCCTTGAATGCACCTGTAGCCATTGCAACACAAGTTACTGGGTCCATTACTTATCTCTTAATGATTGCTCTATACTATCTAGCTTATTAAATATTGCCTTTACAGTTTCTTTTAATTCTTTCATCTCTCTGTCGTAGGCTAATCTATTAGCTTCATACTGTGTTTGTAATACTGCAATGTCCTTCTCGTTCTTTGTAGACTTCATAAACAGAAACCATACAACAAAGGCTATTGGAGCAACAAGCCATTGCATCATTAAATCTAACATTTCATACATGACTTACACCCTATGGTTCTACAGGCCAATCATCATCTGTTAGGTTAGGCCAAGCATCTAGATCTGATATGTCTCTAAGTTCTTGTCGATAGGTAGACCAAGCTGTCTTATTCTCGTTGCTTAGTGGACTGTCGTTCATTTGCGTCCAATCGGTATCAGCTAATAACTTATTACGTGTAGTTCTGTGACCTTCGGCTGTCCTTGCATCTAGCGTTGACTGATACGCAGCCTCATGTTGAGCCTTGGTAGTCGTTACGCCATCCTCAGTAGTGTCTGCAAACATATCCCTTGCGACATACTTCTCAACCCAATCACCGTTAGCATTTTGTTCAACACCATCCCTTGCAGATGTTTGATATGCTGTTGTTGTAGCCGCAGGGCTTGCTAGTACAGCGTCTAAGTTAAGTGAGTCTAGCGTTGCTGCTTTCCAGACACGAGGCATAGACATATGAGCAAAGGCTGCTCTCCATTGCCCTTGCGATTTAACTTCGCCTGTTGTTCTTTCTCTAAATTCACCCATTAGATTGATCCTTTCATATGAGTTTGATTGTTATCTTGATCACTACTCCCCCAGTGGAAATTAAGAGTGACCCCTCCAGTGGAAATTAAGAGTAAACCCCTCCAGTGGAAATTAGGATTTGACATCGGTTGCGAACTATGCGATTGCGTAGAAGATGTAATCTCCATTATCCCAAGAGGAACTTTCTATAGAAAAACCACTTGATAATGGATCAATATAATCAGCAAGTTCTTCATCATCAGTTGTGTTTAAATAGATAGTTGAATCATTATCAACGCCAAATCCTCTTAGTGTATCAAACTGAAACCAATTACCTGTACCGTCTGTACGTTTAATCATTACCCACCTAGCCCCACTACTAAAGCCGCAATCTACGTCAATATCGCTTCCTGAGAGTGAAAAGTTTCCCACCTTGGATACACCTGCTACAGTAGCGAAAAGATAGGCTATGTAGGTTCCACCAGTAGCGTTACTGCTACCATTATCACCAACCGTAAATACACTATCTGTGGGCGCTGTTGAATTAAAAGCACTTGAAAGAATACCTTCTGCGTTAGTTCCATTGAGAAATAATCTATATGCTGCGCTTGTAAGTCCAGAATGATATACGAGCCAATTACCTGTATCATCCCTACGCTTAACCCACATCATCTCAGGCGCAACACCAAGGTTATGGCTTACAGTTGTTGCGCTTCCTGTGCCTGTGTAAGCAACCACATCGAAATATTCGGGTGCACGTTTCCACATTGAACTACGTGGAAATCCACTGCCCCAGTTAGTATCAATGTGACCATTCATAAAGTCAAAACCTGCCTCACTTGCAGTAGCTTCAACAGCCGCTGTGTTTGTTGCTAAACTCTTTTCACCCAATAATCTTGTATAAAGATCCCAATCACCAGTAATAGTTAATGCTTTTACAAGAGACATATCAACAATGTGGTTACTGTCAAAGTAAGGCGCACTGCTTCCTTGAGTATCCATGCTAAAAACCTTAGTCGCATCATCTGGTGCAGCTAGTGGGCCTCTGCGTATTGCCATGTAGATGTAGGTTTTACCACTGCCATTTACAGTCACGTCAGTTGTCTTTGGCTGAAAACCAGTAGAAGTTGGCCCTATGTACGTTTTAGCAGCCTCCCCATTACTACTGTAAGTTTCTAATCTTTGAATAGCAGCGTCAGCAGTAAAGCCTCTCATGTTATCCATCATTACAAAACCAGAGCCACTATCACTTGAGCATTTTACCATCAACCACTGAGGCTCGAATCCGCAATCAATTACAGGGCCAGTAGTAGAACCATTACCAGTATAAGTATCACACTTAATAACATCAGCATCACTATCAGGGCCGAACTCACCGTCACCACTGTCATTGTGTGCGAATAGGTAGGCTACGTAATTAGCGCCACCACCAAAACTACTATTTAAATTACCACCTACAGTAAACTGTGTAGATGTTGGAGCAGTATCGTTCCAGAAGCCTGATTCATCAAATGCTGCACCTGTTGTGTTAAGATAAATGCCATCTGTTTCTGGCGCATTATCTCCATTAACATCAATCCCTCTATGATAAACTGTCCAGTTTTCTCCTGCATTAGAATAGTCTTTGACAATTATCATGCCTATTGTGGAACCTAAATTATGGTTAAGTGTTCTAGAGCCTCCTGTTCCAGTCCACGTCACAATATCAAAAAACTTAGGGGCTTTCCGAAATGTCCAAGAGACTATTTCACTTCCATTATTATTTTCTGCTGCTGCACTGCCGACACTAAAACCATTTGAGTTAAAAGAAGTTAACGCAGTGCTTTCGGTTGTTTCAGCATTAGTCAAGTTAGAAAAAAGACGTTTTGTTGCGCCTCTTTCTGTGTCAAAGAGAGTATGACTTACTGCATCACCCCTACGTTTTGTCCAAACCAAACCACCTTCGCCACTTAGGTCAATGCCGTTTGTGATTGTTTGTGAAGAGCCATTTCCAGTATACAAAAACGTGCTGAACACTTCGTCTATATCAAGTGGATCACCACCTGCACTACCTGAGGCTGCTTGGAGTAATTTTTTCGAGTTAGGCATATTTTTGCTCCTTATTAACCAAGTGCTTGACCTGCAGTAAATCCATAATACGTAGTACCCCCATCATGTGTAATGAAGATGAAATAATCAACAGCACTTGCGGTTGCAGTTAAAGTCGGGGCAGTAGCTGAAGGCCAATCAACAGAGGTAGGCCAAGTTACAGTAAAACCAGAGGCAGAGGCATCTTGAACAAGTTTAAGTGTGAAGCTAGAGACTTTACCAGAAGCTGCAGGATTACTAAATGTGAATGTAGTATTCTCAGTCAGGGTATGACTAAAGTTTGTACCATCTTGTAAATCTACAGTAGTCGCATTAGAGCTAGATGTTACTGCAGTGTATTCCTCAGAGATACCATTATCAAAAGTAACAACACCGTTAGCATCAGCGGTAACTGTTTTAGCTGCCTCTGTCGTACCTAGTGTAGTAATATCGTTATAGTTAATCTCTGCTGTGGTTACAGTAGCTCCGTCTAGTTTATTAAGCTCTGCACTCGAAGCAGTAAGACCCGAGATACCCCCAAGAGCAACCCAGTTAGTAGCATCACTGGAAGGATCTGTGCTTTCTCCAGAGTGAGTAGTTATAGCACGATAGCTTAAGTAGGTTATGGGCGAGTAGACAATAGTTCCAACCGAATAGGAAGTTCCAGAAGACCAAGCACCTGAAGCAACGCTGTTAGCAGAGTTAGCAGAAGCGGTGGCTGAGTTAGCTGCATTGGTTTCGCTTGTGGATGCAGCAGCAGCACTGGCAGCAGCAGCAGTTGCATCGGTATCTGCAGCAGTTCCTACTCCGTCTATATAAGAACCAGAGGTATTAACCTCTGTTACGAATGTTGCTAGTGCGGCAAGAAAGGCATCCCCTTCAGCAGCAAATGTTGATGGTCTTGCCCGACTAGGGGCAGTCGGTAAATCGGTAATATTTACATATGCCATGTTAAGTTAATCCTTCTACTTCGATAGCAGCAAATGAATAGGCAGGGCCTTCTAAGTTAATATCAAATCTACGATAAAACCCATATACAATAGTAGCGAGAGCTTCATCTTCAGACCCTATATAAACAAGAGGGGTAGACCTAAAATTTGCAAGTGTGTTTTGCACAGTTCTGGCTTTTCCTGTTTCAAGCCTTACATCGTAATCTACTAACTTAGCGAAGGCCCTTTCTGTAATAATAAAGTTACCAAAGGCATCAGTCTCTTTACGTGAGTAATCTTCGATACCTACTGAGGTTCCATAAGTTGTTAATCCAAAGTTAGACAGGAACCCAAATACTATTTGACCTACTTTGGCATTCTCTCCACCGTCTGCAGTGATAGTAACCTCTACGGATGAATCAAGGTAAGGTGGGATGCCTGTAAATAAAGCTTCTGTCTTAACACCTTGTTCAGCGAAGAAGTAAGTGAATAAGTCTACAATCTCACTGTTATCCAACAAAGAGAAGTCCTGATTATATACTTCACCATCCCCCTCTACAGTGATGTCGTTACCCATGTTAATACCATGAGAAGTACAATAATACTGAAGATCGTCAGGAGCATCATTAGGGACCACAAAAGTAGTTACACTATCTGTACCTAATGTACCTGTTGTAGTTACACCAGATGTCCAAGCTGTACCGTCTGTCTCTCTTATAGCAATCTGATGTCCTACGTTAGATCCATCACTTTGATTAAAGATGTAAGTGTTACCTCTACGAAATGTTACCGTAGGTCTAGAACTTGCACCAAAGACAAATACATTACCAGTTCCACCATCGTATTGAGTACCACTAGCTACAGTTACAGTATAAGTAGTATCAACTAAATCAGCATCAGTAACGGTCACATTACAGGTTGTTCCACTAAGACCAAACATAGATAAAGCAGTTATGTTAGAGTTAGCATCATTAAACTGATATTGAATATTATCCAGTTTACTAACTTGTGCTGCAATCTTCTGATCAAAGGCTTTCCATCTATTTGTAGCACTAAGCTCTAGCCAATTAGTACCATCATCTGTAGTCGGGTCATTGCCTACATTACTGCCTACAAGACTTTCATAGACTTTGTGTGTAGTCCCAATGACAATAACATTATCACCATCTGCATAAGTAGTACCAGAAGCCCACACTCCATAATCATCTTCAGTGACATTAGAGCTAGTAAGAATATCATTGGTAACTGTAACTGGCTTGATAATATCCATTATGTTCTCTCTGCAGGTAGCCCTTCAGTATCCCACTGACGGTACAGGTCGTATGTACGTTTGGTATACTTATTATTGTTTATACCCAATTGTCTCTGTTCGTTACGAAGTTCAGAAATCTCTTGCTTCATAGACTTAACTGCCTCTACAAGGTCGGGGTTCTGTAGCATCTTACGAGTGTCATTGTTACTCATAACTCGTGAAGGCCCTGTCATCTCAAGTTCTGGACCACGCTCACCAACCATACGAACACCACCTGAGTGATAGCCACCAAGCGCAAACTGTGCTGCTCTAGTAGAATTATCTAAGGTAACAGCTAGATTACCTGCATTGGAAATAGCTTGCTGAATTTCTGCTCCAGTTTGCCCTGAAGTTTGTATGCCCAATTGTTTAGCAGCATCTAGAAGCTGACTAGCCCCACTTAGTTTAATATGATCATAGGTCTTTCCACCTCTCGTGAAATCTGATCCAACATCATATTGCTCAAGTAAATCTACGTTTCCACCAAAGTCTGCTCTGGCTCCACCGCCTCCACCGCCTAGTTTAGCAGCGGCAGCCTGTTTAAGCTCTAGATTGTTTATAGCATTTTCTACAGCTTTTATAGCTTCAACCATAGTGAGGTTGACTTCTTTTATACCTGCTAGTTCGTTATATTGTTTGTCAAGTGCCAGTAATTCAGACTGTAGATTATCATCTAACTTAGAGAGCGACTCCTCGTGTCTGATCTGAGCAGCATCTTTTTCTTCCTGCAGTAAAAGAAGCGCTTTTTCATCAGTCGTTAACTGAAGCTTTGCTTTTGCTTCAAGATCACGGATTACATTTGTCTGTTTCTGGAAATCACGTTGATAATTTACAAAGTCTTCGTATAGATCTTGAGAAGGTTCCGCAACAATCCTGAGAGCATCCTCAAGGGCTTGCTCATCCTCTAATCTACCTGTACCACGAAGCTCTCTTAGATAAGATGTGGCAGTTTCCCTAGCCATAGAGAACTGGCTCTGACTAGTGAAGCCCCGACCCCTCAAGGCACTTTCTAGGGCAGAGTATACACCTTGGCTCAAGGAAGCGACACGTTGAGCAGACTCTAGCTTTACTTCGATGCCCTCTATAAGGCTATCAAAACCTGACTTTAACGCATCAACAGAATCAGCATAGCCTTGTTGTAGTTGACGTTTCTCTCGCTCAATAACAGAAGCAAGGTTAGAGAACGCAATGTTTACAGCCCTCTGAGCATCTTCTACAGCATGAATAGCCTCTAGTAACCCACGATTGAGTTCATTTACAGAAGATAGCTCTGACTCTCTTCTCATAGATAGAGCTTGTTCTTGATCACCGATAGTCTCAAGAAGTCTGATTTGTAGATTATATCTCTCGTTAGCAGCAGCCAACAGGGAGTTCACATCACTAAAGTGACCAGATAGAGAAGCAAACTCATCTCCCATCTTAGCAAGCTCTTGATTGATAGCTTGCATCTTTTCGTCATCGGTTAAACCTTTAAGTGACAGTTCAAACTGGTAAGTAAAGTTCTCGAATAAACCTGCACCAATACCTAAAACTTTTGCCGCGTCAACAACGCTAGTCTGTATGGTGTTGATAGCTTCGATGATAGGATCAGAAATCTCTGCGCTTGCAGCTTCGTAAGATGTAACCTTCGGGCCCTTAAGTATTCCAAATAATCTACTAGTTTGAGTGACTTTAAATGTCTCTATAGCCGCATCAAAACCCTCAACAGTAGCTCTTAGGCCAGAATCTAACAACTTAGTTTTCTTAGTGAGTAAGCCTATAACAACAACAATTGCAGCAATAGCAGGGATAGCAGCACCTATCGTAAATCCACTCATACCACCGCCACCAAGCATACTGCCAAGCGCACTGAATGACCCACTCATGCCAATACCACCTGCACCAAATACTGAACCAACACCCCCCATAAGACCAGTACCTGCTACACCTGCTGCACCTGTAGTACCTAAGAAAGAACCCATAGGACCTGCAAAGGCAGCAGTTGTACCTGCTACAGTACCTGCTCCACCCATACCCAGACTAATCATAATACGATTGTTAACAGCCGTAGCAATCATCTGTGCAATCATGTTCTGGAAAGACCTGAGTATGTCTTTTACGAAGCCTTTGAAATCTTTTAGGCCACGAGCGATAAAGTCACCAAACGCATCTGATACACTTCCAATAGCAGATACAAGTGGGCCTTCTAGCTCTTCTTTAAGTTTTTCTGCAGAAGCCTCTACCTCTTTTTGCGCCCTATCAGCTTCTTTTAGGCTATCTTGATAAATTTTAGCTGATTCTGCTATGGAATCCATATTCATAAAGATAGGAGATTCATTTAATATCATTTGACGTTCAGATTCACGAGCAAAAAACTTTCTTCGCTCTTTGGCAAAGAGGAGTCTCTGCCTCTCTTTTTCAACTATATCAGCTAACTCTTTTTTCTCCCTCTGCAAAACATCATATATATTCATCTCTGCTTTTAAGAGATCCCCTTTGATACCTGCAGAAGCACGAGATTGCTCATAGGCGTCTCTAGCAAACTCAGCCGTTGCTTCTTGGAGTACCGCGCTATCCTTGCCATGTTCAGCTTCTATACGGACTAAAGCAATCTTCTCTTTTAAATCCCGTACTTCGTCAGCGTGAGTATCTTTGATTTTTTGAGCAGCCTCTTGAATAGCTTTATTCTCATCAACCATTTTTTCATAAATTGTTAGGCCACTCTTCAGGCTATTTATTATAGCCTCTTGTCTACCCTTTGCCGCTACATCTAATTTATCCTGTTCAACTTTGGCGTCAATAATATCATATTCGGTTTTAAGTCTATCTCTCAACCTCTCTGCAAGTGCCTCAGAAATACCTGCTGCCCTGATTTCAGCTTCTAATTCTATTTCAGCTTGTCTACGAGACTCATTTCTATATTTTATATGATCTTGCCCAAACTTGTTTTCTATAGAAGCAAGAATGTTAGAGCGTTCCATAGACTTGAGACGTTTAATGTATTCATTATTTATTAGTACTTGTAGGTCTTTTTGTTGACCTGTTGTTTTAAGAAGAAGATCATTCAGTACCAGTATGGTAGATTCTGCATTTGCTCTCTTTTCACCTTCAAAGCCAACAGTACCAGAAGTTCTTAAAACTTCTAAGTACTCTTGCTGAAGCTGTTTGATAGCCTCTATTCTATCTATTAACGACAACTGATCAGTGGTTACACTTTGGGCAAGCGCACGTTGTTCTTTACTATAGTCTTTAAGGGTTTTGGATAACCCAGTTACTTTATCTTTAGCCTCATCTGCCGCTTTTGCAGTTCTCATAAGAGCACCTGCTATAGCTGTTATAATAGGGACTACAATACCAAGACCAGAAAACAAAGCAATTAGTGCAGTGCTTCTAGCAAGCATGGCAAAAGTACCAACAAGCTGTGTGGCCTGTTGACCAAGAGCGACCATAACATTTGTACCAGATTGAACCTGAACCGCAAAGTCACCAATTTGATACCCAGACTGCTGCATTAGAACACCAAGTTGATTTGTCTTTCTGGCAGTCTGTTGTGCGGCTACGCCACTTGCGCCCACTGCAGTACTTAAACCCCTCTGGGTGGCAATAAACTGTTGTGTAGCTTGGTTAGCCTTGTGTATGGACATAATCTGCTTACCATTTTCGTTGGTCAAAGCAGCCATTTGTCTTTTTGTATTAAGCAGAGACTTTCTATAACGGTCCTGAGTGATCTGACCTTTATCGTAAGCCTTAACAGTCTTCAAAATCTCACGTTCAAACTTTGCAGTTAGAGTCAGGGCTTTATCTAACCCAATCTCTTTAACAACAAAATCTAACTGTAAAAGGTCAGCCATTCTCTTCGCCTGTAACTTTTATCCATAGGTTGTCTAAAGACTTCACTACAGAAATTTCCCAAGGGGTAAGTTTTATATCGTTCAGATAACACCATCCCATAATAATATCGTATGAGATAGGATTAGGGCCACTCATTCCGTAAGTTCTACCATCGTGTAACTCAAGGAAGGTGGCCCAAATATGTGCAGCAAGGTCAGGGAATACAGCATCAACGAATTTTGTATCAAGTTCTTCAACCGTTTTGCCTAACTGCTTTGCTACTTGTTCTAAATGTTCTCTTTCGGTGGCATTGGAGCCTTTTACCTTACGACTAAGTCTGAACGATTGTTCAGCAAAAGTCTCTAGTTCTGATTGGACCTGTCCAAAAAAGCTTGGGTGTCTCCTAGAGCACTGTCTACCTGCTCACGTACCCAAGGCAATTGCTCAAACACTTCACGTATCATTTTTTCGGTACACTCAGGCTTCTCACCACCTAAAGTAATGTCCCAATCCGCAACGCACTTAACCAGTAGGTCAAATGCAGATGCTTCTATCTCTTCAGCACTCAGGTTTAATTTACCGCCAGTACGTTGAGCTTTCATCAACCTACGATTTTGCTGATTGTGGGAGATTGACTTATACTTAGAGGAATATGGTCCATATACTGTTATGGACATTTCGCTTCCATCTTCATTCATAAGTATTTCTGAGTTAACTGGGTTATACAAGATAACCTCAGAGGTCTCTTTCATCTTACCAATGTTCATTAAATCCATTTCGGGTTCCTTTCGAGTTAACAGTCGGGTTATTTAAATGAGGGAAGCAGCACCCGACAACCACTTCCCTCGCCCTAGCTAGGGATTACTTACGCACCTGATTTCTTAATCTTCAGGATTGTGTTTGTGTCTGTTGTAGAGGACGATAAGTCTGAAGTGTCACGAAGAGCGACAAAAGACATATTCACAATACGTGAAGTTGGTCCGTCTACACCCACATCAGCAGAGTTAACTTTGATACGTGGGAATAAGAATGTTAGTGTGTTTGTACCGTCACCAACTGACACCTCTAGTGAAGACTCAGTCTCGTTCAAGAAGCGGTTTAGTAGTGTATCATCTTCGAAGTATGCAGACACTGTTCCTTCTACGTTAATCATACCAAACTCTAGTGCAGACGCTGTAGTTTCACCAATAACCAATGTTGGAGCAAAGTTGTTAGTGACAGTAAAGTCAACAGCAGTGATCAATGTCAAAGCTGAACCTAGAGAACCTACGTTACCTAACTTGATGTCACCTGAGTACGCATCAAAAGGGGAGTTACCTGCAGAAGCATCTTGTGTCTTTTGTGTAGCAGATACTGCCATCTCTTTACCCACAATACCAAAGGTTGTTGAAACCATCTGGTTTGGAGCCATAGAGACTGACATTGTGTTAACAGTACAGCCACTAAACAAACGAGCTTGGTCGATGTCTGCAGCATAATCTTCTAGTGAGAAGAACTGTGGTGTTATACCTGCGACGGCTGCGTGAGTAACTGCTGTAGCCCCATCTCCTGCTGTAAAGCCTGTAGCGAAATCATTGTCTGACATTAGTGCAGCTTGTGTAAGTAAGTCGAACTCAGCATGACGAAGGTCAGCTACGATGTCTCCACCTACAACTCTGTTACCGTGACGGTCAACTCTTGGCTGACGGTCTGATTGAATGTCTGTACCTGCAACACGGTCTTTTGATAAGTTCAAAGAGTGAGTGGTGAAAGGTAAGTTTTGAAAGTTTCCTGCAGGTGTTGTACCGAAAGTACTCTCTGCTAAGAAAGATAGTGTGGAACGTGAACCCTGTGCGAAGGCCATTTATTTTCTCCTAATCATAAATATACCAACCAATGTTGATTGGAATGAAATACCAAGGGGAGTCTATTCTTCCTTCCCCCCTCTCAGCATAGTCTATAGAAACTGTTTTACCATTGAATGTAATATCCGTTGTGGCCTCAAAGTCTTCTATTATGCTGTTGGCTAAGTTGTCACCATACAAAGGACCATTGCCCTCTGCAACGAAACAATCAACTCTTAATAAACCTAAATAGAGTTGTTGTGGATTACTACCTCTTACTGCAGGTCTGCGTGATGTTGGCGTAAAGGTTGGCCTAACCCAAGAGGTTCCTGTTGTCGGATCGTAATTTATATTCTCATAGGCAATATCTGGGATACCTGATACCTGAGAGAGCTTGTATTCTAATCCCCTCCTAATATCCTTGTATATGCTGCTCATCCAAATTGCCTTCTAGTTTTCGTATATACAAGATACCCACGAGAACTTCCGTTACCATCTTCTACAAATCTTGCGTGAGGACTGTCGTTTCTCAAGGTAATTCTTGTTACTATATCCATATCAATAGCGTTTATATCTGATAATAGATTAGAGAAACCACTTTGTTGCAGAGCTTCTCTGTTTTGTTTGCGAGGTTTTCCTTTGGAGGTTTTACCCCTAGCACGAGAGTTTGAGTTGTTAGCAAGCATACTATGTGAGGTAACATACGCACCAGTATCTACAGGGGAAACTGAAGTAACAAACTGTGCAATATCTGTTAGTCTATCTCGTATTGCATCTTCTTTAGCTTCTTTAATCTTGAATGTAACCTGTCTAAATACTTCTGCGTTCTTTAGATTGTTTGCCATTATTCACTCACATCACAGATATAGCAAAGAGCCTGACCACCAGAATAAAGCGTTAGAACATTTGTTATATTCACTTTATTTCCGTTGCCAGTAATCTCATCGTCAGTGTCTGGACTAACAGCTAAACCTAAAGCTGCTATGACACACTTGCGCCCACCTCTTACAAAGTTCTCAGGGTCAATAACACCTAGATTATATGTATAGAAATACCCTGTAATGGAATGCGTATCTACTGAACTAGAAGATGATAAACTGGTCTGAGGATCATAGCTTCCGTATGTGATTTTACGAAGCGTAAGATCTTCTCCATGTTCCTCTACAAGTTTAAGGACATCGTAAGCTCTGAAGGCCATTAGTCAAAATCCGAAATGTATTGCTCATCTGATGGTGGATTGTCAAACTGACCTTTACGGAAAGCAGGATCAGGACGGTCTGTAAGTTGTCTGTTGGCTTTAATTGCAGCATTGGAAATGCCACCTGCACGAATACTAGCAGATGTCATAGAGTATTTTTGACCTTGTTCTCTAAGGTCTGCAGAAAGGGCCTTATACTGTTTAGCTAAGTCGCTATAGTTAGCTGATAAGGCCCCATCTAATGATGTAGTAACTTTACGAGCAAATTGTGCAGCAATTGTTCCTGCTGACCAAGCTGCAGAGAAATAGACGTTATCATTAGCTTCTGACAATGCGAAAGTTATTTCTTCATTCTTGATTAACTGATCGTTTGTATCAGTATCTCCTATCAGAAGTCTTACAACATTTAACCGACCTGCAGCCGTAGTAGTTGTAAGAACGCTTTCGTCATATGTCCAAGCCATTAGTCAGCCTCTATCTCACCGTAGTTGGCTCTCCAAGAACGGATAAGCCCACATTGTTTTGCATGAATAGTTGACCGCTTACATTTCTTGCGATCAAATGCTTCTTTCGTTAAAGTCTTCTCTTTAACCTTGTCATTGATTGTATCGACTAGGATGTGTAGTTCTTCTACAGACATCTCTTCTAGCCCATCACCAACTTTAGGTTTTACTGAGATTTCCAGATCTTCATTGTGATGTAAATGGTGCTCGTTATACATACGTTCAATGTTCGCTTTAGGCAAACCTCGCTCCACCCAAGGAACGAGATCACCTTTTGCATAACGCTTACCGTTCATAAGTAATCCTTGCGGATTTCTAACGAAGATTGGCTTGTCGTATTGAAATGGTGGTCGGGTCATTCACCTACTCCTTATGACAAGATTGTGTTGAAGAATACACCTAGATCAGCCCCTACAACCTTTTGGTCGTAAGCCATGTTTGCTTCTAGGAGTTCTGCAACACCTTCTACACGTAGGAAATCGCCAGTATATGAACGTATGTCAATACCGTAACCAGATGCGTTATCTAGTTCATTCCATGTGAAGTTGTAACCTGCTGATGGAACCATCAAGCCGGAAGATGCAGGAGCATAGTACAATGCAGCTTTCTTAGTTGCCACAAAGTCTAATGATTCTGTTAAGCCTTCTGCAGCAGAGTTTTCGATTGCGTCTACAATGTAGTACTCAGCAACCTCAAAGATTTCTGCTAGTTTAGCTTGCGTTACCAAAGCAGTATTGGTTACAGTTGCGCCACCGTTGATACGTGCAAGTACGTCTGGGTGGTTGACTAATGTATCGTGAACGTCACGAGTAACAACCATTTTGTTTGGCTTGAAGCCACCAGATGCTTTTTGCATTGCTCTTCGAGCAGCAGTTACGTCAACAATTGGAGTTGAGTTTGTGTAATCGTCCCACTGTGTAACCTCTGAAGCAAGGTTATTGTCAGCATTAGCAACACCATCGTACTCTGTTGTCCAGATGTTTGTGGCGAAGAATGTTGTCATCCAACGGCTTTCACGATCAATCAAGAGATTGTGTGTTAGCATTTCTGATGCACCTCTTCGGATATCCAAAGCTGTGTCAGCGTTAGCTAGTGTCTCGAAGTCAAAGTCTGTTGACAATGAACGTACTTCTGCAGTGTATGTCTGTGTTGAGAGTGACATACCGACACGTTGTGAGCGTGTGCGTGGAGCACGAGCTTTGACATCGTTACGGAAGAAGTCTGCACGATTATATTCGTAGAACTTGTTGGTCTTCTTATCAACAGCTACATTCGGAAAAACCTTATCAGCGATAAAGTTATTTTGGTCTTGCAGATACGCAATAGTCAGATTTGTTAATGGCTGATCTATATGTACCTGTGATGCGGTTAACATAGGCATTGTTGTTATTCCTTCTTATCTATGGATTATGATTGATTAGAAGAATTGCCGCCTTGGATCAATTCGATACCGAATACTTGACCGTCTGCAGCGTCTTCTAGGGCATAACCCATTGTGATTGCTGTTGCTGATGATGATGTAGAAAGCTCTACTGCATCACCTGATGTATCTGTGCAAACTTCATCACCTGCGGTAACAGCGCCACCTGCGGTAACCATTGTCTTGCCAGAAATAACAACAGTTGCTTCTGATCCTGAGGCAGGGTCATTGATAAGAACACCAATGCAACGCTCTGCGTCTGCATCAGCTAGATCTATTTGACCGTCAGCTTCAAGGGTTACAAATTTAAATTGAGAAGAAGATAGATCCTCTCCTGCAATGAATGTACGTGTCTCACGAGATTCTTGTACAGCCATGATTACTCATCCTTTTCATAAGTTTTAGCAATAAGGGATTTACCCTCTGCTGTTTTACTGATGGCATCAAAAGCAGCGTATTTGTTGACACTATGCTCTTTAGCATGTGCCTCTACCATCTTATCTAATTTAGTTTGTGGGTCATGCATGTCACCATCGACAACCTTTTCCCCAGTTTCATCCATAGCAGCGGAAAAAGCAGCGTCTGCTCCTTTAAGTGCTTCTAAGACCTTTTCATCACCTTTGATAACATCAAGGAGTTGCATAGCAACCTCAACATTAAAGTGCGGTAATTCAGCTTCAGCAGACTTGCGTAACTCAGCTTGATGCTTTTGTACTTCTGCTTCTTCAAGAGCTTTCAAAACAGGAGCAGGGATATCTGATTTAACAACCATCTCACCACTTACTTCAATTGTTTCTACTTCTTCTTTCTTTGTGATTTCGTCAGCTTTGATTACAAAGCCATTCTCAATAAGAGCTTTGCGGAGGTTTTGATTATCAGCTTTTAGTGCCTCAACTTCAACCTCTAGGCTCAGATCAACTTCTTCATCGGACTTTTTCATGTCCATATTATAGGCTTTCATAGCCTCTTCTTCATTCATCCCTTTGTCCATGTAGGGCTTTAGTTTTGCCTTCATGTCATCGGACATTTTTTCGACTTCATTAGTCATATCAGATTCCTCTGTGTCTCGCTTAAATAAAGCAACCTTGGCAGACGCATTAGCAGGGCGATCCACCAGAGATAACTCATCAAGCTCTAGTTGTTTAAGAAGGTTCATCTAATTTCTCCTTAATTGCTCGACCGCCAATGCTGAAGGCCGCAAGTTCACCAGATTTGACCATGTTCCAGACTTTATCATCGTAGACTTTATAAGCTACAATCCACCCTTCACGATCACTCTGTATGCCAAGGCTATCACCAATCTCTTTGGTAATTGGTAAGGAATGAATAACCATCCCTGTTTGTTCGCCTGTGTGCATTGTTTTGCCAACACGTACATTCTCCATGAAATCATTCACGGCTTTAACTAACGTGTCTGGCTCGATTACGTCACCCTGACGGTCAACTACTCGTTCACCTTTCTCAGTAATGACTGAGGCCCATCCGTAGACTATACGCTGTTCATCGTCAGTCTTTAGAATCTGGCCTTCGATATCTTTTGTTAAATCAGTCACTGATCTACCCTTCTCCCACATACGGCAAGACCAATAACGAGCAGAAGTCTTATCTGATGCGGTATCGCAAGAATGTCTGCTACGGAAGTTAGATCTAGCCTTGGGGTCATCTCTACGGATTTCCATATTAGGATCACCAAAAGTAACTTTCTTGGTTTTGTCTCCGTCCTTTACATAAACTCCAAACTTCTTACTTGAGCCTTTAGGAAGTCTGAAGGGTTTGTTTAGTGGCTTATCTGCTTTATCAACTTGCTCCTGCGTTGGTAAATCGCCTCCATCCCATACTTGTGACTTCCTTGTACTAAGAGGATGTTTAGAAGGTAGGAGATCAGTATCATGCTTACCACTACGGAAGCGACCTGTACGGATGGTGCGTAAGAAATTGTTGACACGAGCCATAGCCCACTGTTCGGGAGATGAGACGTTAGGACGAACCGATGATGGGTTTGTCTTATATGCGCCTACACCTCTATTATAAACCTGACGCAGCATAGAGGTAGTTACCTTACCCTTGCCACCATTTTTTTCATTATGCTCTTTTACTTTAGATGCAAGAGTGCTAGTTTCTACTTTAGTTACTTCTTGAATAACTACAGATAAGATACGAGCCAAGAGGTCATCTTCGCTCTCTTCTTGCTCCTGTGGTATCTCTTTGATACCTGCAAGTTCTTTATGGTAGTTGAGGTATTCCTCATGCGTTCTTGATGGCATATAATAGATATTAGCACCAACTTCATGGGTATGGATTTCACCATCAAAACCTAACATAAAGGATCTGCTACGAGCTTCTGCAGGGCTAGTAAAAATATCGTCATCCATTTGACGTTTCTTCACTGCAGCCCAAGCTGACTGAAAGGCTCTCTGTTCGTTTTTAGTATCTTCTAACACTGAATTAAACACTCTTCTAAATTGTGTATGCTTGTCTTCTGGTACAGTTTGTCTTACTGCTTTAGGAAGTTCTGCGTTACTAGAATATGGCATTATAAAACCTTGGCTATATAACCTTTAAAGATGCCGAATACGACTAAGTTATTAGTTTCTGTCTCACATCGAATACGAATATCAGCATTTTTAGGTACGATAAGAGGTGGGTCTAAAGCTATCTCTGTTGACCCTCCATTTGTAGATCCTGTAAAACAACCTGCCTGTCTAAATACTTTACCTACTTGCCTAATCTCAGGATAAAAGTCTACAGATCCAGAGGTTCGTGCACTAACCGACCCATAGAAACCTGTCATAATAAAGTAATCATTTTTACTGAAAGTAGTTGCAGCTTTAAATGATTGTTGAAATCCTGCAGGAATATCAATGTGTATTTTCGTTTCGTCTGTAGGAACTCCCCCTGATAGGGCGGTATTTTCGTATACTACAACACGACCAACGAATTCTGTGCTATCACTGTTGTATATACGAGATACACGAGCAAGGTCTGTATTAAGAGCAACAGTATTCTGTCCATTTAGGGTTGCTGTTTGAATTACAAAGGTAAACTCATTATTACTTATTGTGTGACCTTCAATCGTGACTTCTTGCGTATCAGATGCGGAGGATGAAGATATGTGGGAAATAGAGTTTGTAGAAAGATAAGTCTCATTTCCACCAACAGTCCAAAGCGTTTCTAAACTGCCTGTCCCTAACTGTGCTGAACGACCAAACTTAACAAGAGACTTTGCCTTACGATCAATAGAGACTTTGTCTCCATAAGTCTGTTGTATTTCACGCTCACCTTGGACAAGTCTTCCGTCAGGAACCTCGTATGCTCTGCGTGTCCAACCACCAATCATTTGTTCTATTTCCTGTGTTTCTTGAGCGAGGATTGCATTTGGGTCGGTGGCAGCATCTACGTCAGGTACTGGAGTGACGATAGAGCTAGGCGTTAAGTCGTGGACTTGTGTTAAGCTTGTGTTATCTAAGCTTGGAGCGCCACTTAGTAAATTATCTGCAGTTAACGGAGTAATCTCAGTAAGCGTAGTATTAGCTACTAGAGATGTTCCTGCAGTAAATCCATCGGGTGTCAGGCTATGGATTTGGGTAATAGCTAAAGTAGCTAAAACAGGATTGCCAGATTCGAAGCTGACTGTTCCTAGATCGTGGTCTTGTACTAGTGTGACACTAGGAACTGAGGGGGGATCTGTTTCTAAGGCGGTAGTCGAGAAGGTTTCTGCTTCTGACATTGCCAAGTCAGACACAACAGAGTTACCTGTAAGAATATCTGACGTTGTTAGATCATGGACTTGAGTTAATGTAGACTGATTAACTTCTGGCGTACTTGCTGCTAAAGCTGTAGCCGTTAGACTATGATCTTGGCTTACTGTGCTTTGGTTAACTTCAGGAGTTCCTGATGTAAACGCAGTAGCTGTAAGACTGTGATCCTGCGTGAGGTCTGTCTGATTGACCTCTGATGCCCCAGTAGAAAATGACGTAGCTGTTAAGCTGTGGTCTTCAGTAAGCGTTGCGTTAGCTACTGAGGGTGGCTGCGTGACAAGATTACTTGCCGTTAGCTCTATGTTGACTACGCCCCCATCATCACCTAAAGCACTAGAGGCTAATGGGGAAAAGCCTACCATTTATTTACCTTTGTTTATCCTAACGCTTGACCTGCCGTAAATCCATAGAATGTAGTACCGCCATCTCTCGTGTAGAAAATGAATACATCCTTTGCAGATGCGGTAGCTGTTAAAGTTGGTGCTGTTGCACTAGGCCAATCTACAGAGGCAGGCCATGTCACAGTAAAGCCTGATGCTGATGCGTCCTGTATAATCTCTATGCTAAATGTAAAAGCTGTACCTGATGCAGGTGGATTAGAGAATGTAAAAGTTGTGTTTTCTGTTAGAGTATGACTAAAGGCATTACCATTGTGACAATCTACAGTCGTAGCGTTAGAACTTGACGTAACTGCCACGTAAGTCTCATTATAGCTATCTGCAATAAATTCACCTGTTACGTCTGCTGTGATTTTACCGTCTATTTGCGTCTGTATTGCGCTAGTAACTCCGTCTACATACCCAAGCTCTGTAGCTGTCAGTGTAGCAGGTATACCATCTAGAACATTTATCTCTGTTGCGTTAGCCGTTATGCTTAGATCAGATAGATTAGATACACTGCCAATACCGCCCCTTGGTAAAGTTACATCAGCATTACCTGATCCGTCTTCAGCGGTTATTGTGATCGAACCTGACGCAGTATTTAATTTCAATCCCATTGTGTACCTTAGAGTGGACGTTTTTCTGAGTAGGTGTTGACTACTAACTGTGCATTAACTGGTATCGTCAGGGTAGCTGCAGAATCTATAGTAGTTCCACTACCTGTTTCATATTCTACATTAGCATCTAGAGTCTGATCTACATTTATTGTAGTTGTAGTGTACGAGTAAACTTCATTAACAGTGGCAGATACAAAAACTTTTGCATTACCTGAGAGAGTTATAGCTGATCCACTATTATTGGATTCTAGTGATCCTCTGGTCAGTGTTGTCCCACTGGCAGTATAGATACCCCTACCAATCTCAAAGTTGTCTCCGTCCTCTATGACGTAAGAAAGAACATCACCATCTGCCACACCTGCGTCAGCAAAACTTTGGTATCCTGTCTCAGCAGAACCTAGAGTTATAGTACCTGTCCCAGTTGTGCTAGTGGACATCTTGGCCCTGTTAACGAGTTTGACCATTAATCACCTATGCAGGGTCAGGAATACCGATTGTGAATGAAGCTAGAGAGAATGTATTCCCCGATGTTACGCTCTGAGAGGCGCTGAGAGAGCCTGTGGCAAGCAAACGAGAGTTTGAGGTGTCAACTATCGCATAATGCGTTGCAGTGCCTGTGCCGCTTACAGAGCCGTCTGAGATAGCAGCAATAACAACTTCCCTTCCTCCACCGCCACGATCAGAGGGGGCAGCAATGGAAAGTGACGTAGAATTGCCTAAAGTATGGGTGCTAGTCGCTTCAGCGTAGGTTGTAGACTCTTGTGACGTAATATCTATGCGGTTTGCCTCAGTATCTAGTACTGTAAGGCCATTATCGAACACTCTATCTGCTAAACTAGCCATTTTCTGCTACTTTCTTAGGTGGAAGCTCTGCGTTAGCCAACAGAGCGTTAACTATATCTTCTTGGTCGCTCAAATCTATGTTTGCACCGTTTAAGTTGCGTAAATAGCTACCAAGTTCACGTAAATCATGCGGAGCAACATCTCCTGCACAAATTTTAGGCATTAAATCAAAATTTAGGCCATTCATTTGCCAAATTCGCTCAACAAGCTGCTTATTTAGCACATCAAAGATCGAATTTATGTAAGATTCCATAGACCGTAGGAATAAATCGGTTTTTGACTTGCTTAGAGCGTAAGAACCGTTGGCTCCTGCCCCCAACATAAGAAATTCAGCCATAACACTACGTGCAATATCGTGTTGATAGCGACTTATGATGGGATTTATGTCAATATTTCGAGATCCGTTAGAAGCAATAAGCTCAACATCAACAATACGCTGATTTGTAGGCTTTCCTTCAGCATCACGGTAGACATCTGAGGGCAACAAGGCATAACCCTGCTCATTAAACTTAAGATCACGTAGAATCTTCTCCATTTGTGATCTAACAGAGGCTTGATCTGCTGTTGCGTCAGGACTTAGGTATTCTGCAGCAATTCTACCAATCGGTACACCATGTAACTCACGCTCAACTGCTATCGCTTCGATGTTCTGGAGGTTTTTAAGATATTGGTAAGCAGAGTATGCATTACGCAGGATAGAACGTCCAGATGGGTCGTTGTTGGTGTTTGTTGTCTTGTAGTGTAGTATTTTTGTAGACGGTATGAAAAGAGTTTTAATTCCGTAGTTTTGTTCTTGGTGGACACCTAGGACATCTCCTGTTGTCTTATCCACCTCGAACCGTTCTATTGTCCATTGCGCTCTAGACGCTAACTTACGGACACCAATTCTTCCATCAGAGTGCTTACTATATTTCTTCGCACTTCTGTTATCTGGTCCAAGGCGTCTTTTATATACAACCTCAAATAATGAGAAACCAAATGTCAAGTGCGAGAGAGCTTCTGAGATGTGATCATCAACAGAATGCTCCATGTCTTCTAATACAGATTTTACGAAGTCAGCTTCACGCTGCGCTTCATCTGTGTCGTTTGCAGGTTCAACATAGAAATCAACATCTCTAAGAACCTGTTCTGTGGCGTACATGATTGCGCCAATTGTGCTATCGTTGTCTCGCATCTCACGAAACTTACGAATAGCTCTTTTACCTTTTAGGTCTTGTAAAAACTCATCAGCACGGATTGTTCCTTGGCGAGTGTGTGTACCTGCCTGTCCAAGTTCAATCTTGCCTAGTCCTTCACTTAAATTCTTCATCGTTTATCCTAAGTGTATCTGGCTAAGACCTTTAGCATTTGAATAGGAAAGGCGAAGCGTAGGGTTCGTAACGCCATTCAACATAAGGTCAGTTAAGGCCCAAACACAAGCGTCTAGTCGATCTGGGGAACCCATAGAGCCTAATGGCTCCCAAGTTCTCATTTGCGTTTCCAGTTCGTCCAACCCTTTAGCATGTTTAACTTTGCCTCTCTCATAGAGTGCAGATATAGGTTCAGCCCTAGCCATTTTTCCTCTAGAGGCGTGTACAAGCCTGATAGGAACTGCTTCATCCTCTGCTTCAAGAGTTCTGCGAACCATATCACCGCCTTGATTGCGTTCTGCAACAATACGATCAGCACTATGTGCTTTATATAGTGATATAGCTTTTGCAGCCCATTCTGCAGGGCTATACCGATCTGTTGCATCCTCAAGAACATAGCCAATTCCATTCACATCTATACCTGCAACAATAAGCCCTGTCATATCAGATTCCGTCTTAGACGTAACAGCAGGATCTATTGAAACAACAATTCTATTTAGTTCGGGAATGTCTTTTTGTTCGATTGTACATTTGTCGAGGACTTCGGTTGTCCATAAAGCTCCATCAGCCTCTTCCAACATCTCCGCATAGAGTTCCTGATTACCAAGTCTTGTCCCTTCGTATTCTTTTTTAATTGTTTCAAGGAAAGGTTTGGCAAGGTTGTCTATGTTATCAAATGTAGAACCACGAGTAATGTGGCTATGAGGTGAAGCTATCAAAGCCCTCATTAATTTAGTGGGCTTCGGTGTGGTCGTTACCATCACTCTTGGTTTGCGTCCAAGTCGTAAGGTAAACTGTAGCATGTCCCATACATCTTGTTGGTTACGCCATGCTGCAACTTCGTCTGCCCATGCTGCGTGAAACTGAGGTCCACGTAATCTCTCTGGGTCTTCCGCTGAGTAGAACTCGACTTTCGCTCCGTTCTCCCATGTGAGTGTCCTGTTTGTCGGTGACCAGTTTGGGTATCCCAACCTACCGCCACGATAGGTCTTATCGCCCTTCCAACAAACATTCAGAAACCCTGATTCACCTTCAACCATAACCCTACGAATATCAGAGTTAGTAGGAGCAACTGCAGCAATACGCTTCTTTCCACTTTTGACTTGATGTCTTACCCACTCAACACCTGCTCTAGTCTTTCCCCAACCTCGACCTGCAAGAGCAATCCAGATATTCCAATCATCATTTGGTTCTAGTTGCTCTGGTCTAGCCCAAAACTCCCAAGTGTGTTGGAGTTCTTCTGTTTTCTTTGGGCCTAGTTGGTCTAAAACTTCCTTGAGTTTCTCAGGGGATATTTCTCTAAGGTCAGTCGCTGTTATTTTCATCGGGATCATTCTTGCCTAACAACATCATCAAAGTGTCGATAGCACCTTCATCAGTATCGGGGTCTTCTGATTGCTCAACTTCATTGATTGTCTGTGTAGGTGACCAACCACCTTTAGAACGTAGGTAAAACTCTGCAGCTTTAAAATCACCATCTAGAGCTTGCTGCACAATAACAGAGCCGACTTGTCCAACAACATCAGCACGAGTTTCGGCAATCAACTCTCCATAGATTTTATACAACGTAGCAGTAGAACTAGGAGCATATTGATATTTCTGAATAGATCCCATGATGTCTTTTACAGACACACCATTACGGATGCCATCCTTTATCTTCTTAGCAACAAGTTCACTGTAAGGGAGTGGTGGTTTCTTGTCCATATTCTTTACTTAGTTTAATTGGTTGATCCCACTCATCGGCAGAACTTTACTCTGTCAAGTGAGCTATTGGTACAGTTTGTTCTGGTTGAATGAGATCAACAAAGAAAACTTCCTGTATACTTAAGTATTATACTTACTAATAATAATTTATAAGTTTATAATCTATATGTATATATATTTATAAGTTTAAAACTTAAGTATTATACTTAAGTATGTCTCTCTACATATATATATGTACTTTTTTTGTTGTTTGTAACACACAAATTTTATTTTTTTTATAAACTGCTGTTTTCTAACGAATCTTTTTTGTTGACACACAGGTACGAATCGTTACCAAATTTTTTATTTTGGACATATGGGTGGTTACGCCCCCACCGAATCACTTTGCGTATTATACGGAGGGTCCCACTTAATGTCAAGCATTATTTTAGATTCGGGGCAGATTTATTACAAACTGTTGCAAAAATGTCACAAGGTTAACCATGTTGCAAAATTACAACACATAAGATTAAATTTAGGGCTTGACAAAAGTTTTTACTTGACGAGGCGAGCGCGGCCTCGAAAGGCCGCCAGTTGAGGGAGTCATTCTATAAAAGTATTATGTCATTCGACTAGCTCTTTAGCCTTACGTTTGGACGTACCGTGCGCGACAATCGCAACCGATTTACCTTTGACGCTATTGCCACCACATAACTTGCAAGTTGCACAAGTTCTCTTTGGTTTATTATATAACTCTTTATATTCATCACTAGCCGGACATAAGATCTCTTTACCTTTTACCAGTTTATCAATTGAGCTAATAACTCTAAACGTTCTTTCACTACGACTCCATGCCGACTCTGCTTGTTGTAGATTATCCGCGCTAGTCATGATCGACTCTGGCATTGTGTTTGCTTGGTGAGTATATGCGGTCACATATTCCGCGCCACTAGTAAGCGAGTCCCAAATAGATCTATTTATGGCTAGTGGGTCACCGTAAGAGCCTAAACGGACTCCCCTTAGTAAACCTATAGCTCTTAGCTCTTTATGAGTTGTGGCGTGTTTATATATGCCGCGTTTGTAACTCTTATATATGTTATTAGGTGCGAATATTAGATTAACATAACAAGTACGATTTAAAGCTTGACCAGTGTCTTTATCACTAGCGACTCCCCGATGTGGGCAATTGCCACAAATAGAATAATCTTCACCAGTTCTAGAGGCTGTAACAGGATCTATATCCGAACGTAGAATCCATGTTTGAACCATTGCACCAGTCTTTTTATTGCTACTATCAACAGTCGCTATTGCAACAATGGGTTTATTATCAATCAAGCTTTTACCTTCATAAATTATATACCCGTTACTCATAGTGCCAACTCCCCTATTTTAACTAATTCGTTTATATAATCATTAAGTAAATAATCGCTAATAATTTCTTCTGGCAATGTCTCATATTCCAATACTATAACTATCCATCCCTTGTTGACGCGTCTTATTCTATCAACAAAATAAAC